ACTGGCAGAACTCACTGGACTACACACGGAGTTCTGTGAAAAGAATTGTCGAAGAACATCTCCTAAAACAGTATAAGTATTTTACCGTATAGGTATCCAATGTCTCGCCCAAGAGTAAGTCTGTGCACACCCACGTTCAACCGTCGCCCCTTTATCCAGGCCATGGTTCAATGCATCTTACAGCAGAAATATCCGAGACATCTCATGGAATGGATTATCGTAGACGACGGGACCGACAAGATTGGAGATTTGGTGAAGGATATTCCTTTTGTCAAGTATATCGCACTGGAAGAAAAAATGTTACTCGGAAAAAAAAGAAACTTCATGCATCAACAGTGCACCTTTACCGAGGACAGCGCGATTGTGGTCTATATTGATGACGACGATTATTACCCACCAGAACGAGTGTCTCATGCAGTAGATAAACTGGTCCATTCCAAGGTGGAATGTGCCGGTTCGAGTGAGTTGTATTTGTGGTTTAACGACTTGGAGAAAATGTACAAAGTCGGGCCGTATGCTCAAAACCATGCCACTGCCGGGACTTTTGCCTTTAAGCGGTCCTTGTTGAAGACCTGCTCGTATGAAGAAGATGCCATTCTTTCGGAAGAGAAACATTTCCTGAAAGATTACACCATTCCTATGGTCCAGTTGGACTCCAAGAAAACCATTCTCGTCGTTTGCCACAGTCAGAATACGTTTGACAAACACCGGGTGATTCAAAATGAGAGCAAGTATTGTGTCGAAAGCTCCCTCACCATTAAGCATTTCATCAAGTCCCCAAGCCTTCATGCGTTTTATACCCAAGGGATGGAAATCGAGTTGGCCAAGTATAATCCCGGAACGATTGCCTACAAGCCTGAAGTGGTGGAAGAATTGAAACGTCGAGACGAAGAATCCAAACAATCGGGACCCCTCTTGCAGTTTACGACCAAGGACGGACGCACTGTAAAAGTTCATGCGGAACAACTGATGCGAATGTTACAGCAAAAGAGCGAAGAATGTAACGAGCTTCAAAAAGAAAATCATCGTTTGAAAGAACTCAACCGTATCCTCATTGAAAGTAAGCGCACAGCCTAGCCAACTCGGTATCGCTCAAGAGTTCTTTCTCAAAACGTCGTTGGTAGAGTTCACGCTTGCTCAGGTTTAGGCGAGCACACAGCATACGGATGAACGTCTGATTGTTGTATTCATTGCTGTATTTGGTCAAAATCTTTGTGAACCTATATTCTTGTATTCGCTTTGGAGACGTGGATAGATTCACGTATAGATGATAATTGTGTAAAATTTTCATGTAGTATGTCATTTCGTTGTAAATCCACAACTGTTTTTGAAAACTGATTCGGTCGTAATAATCTCCCATACAAATATTCTTTAGAAAGCTCTCATAAAAGGCAAAATCTTTATCCGTCTTGAGCACATCAATAATATTCTCATGAAACAAAAGAGATTGGGTTGCCTTTTCTGTTTCCATCACCGTATCCTCTACCATTTCCTTTTTCATTATTTTTTGAATACATCCTTGAACATTCATCTCATGACGGTTCAACTGACTCTCTAATGGGGGTTTCAAGGTTATCACATTCGAAAGTTTCATGATTTCCTTGATTTTCTTCTCGTGAACATTGGACCCACATAAGATGATGGAGAAATGTCTCGTCTTTTTCTTCTTATCCTCTTGTTTAAATTCCTTGAGCAATAAGGTTAAAAATTTCTTCTCGTGTGTGTGGATAATATCAATGTTGTCAATCACGCAAATACATTTATGGTCAATCGTATGCAACATGTCCAGGATAGAGGGCTTCATTCGCTTCAAGATATCGTCATAGTCTTCGATATCTTGCATCGAGACAAATAGGGTATTCGGTAAGTTTTTTAATAGGGTCGTCTTTCCGGAACCCGAAACGCCTGTTAGATAAATGGGTTTCGACGATTTTAAATACAACTGAAGTTGTTCCATCTAGGCAATTATTCAAGTTTGCTTTAACTAAAAACCGTTAAGGATTCCACTTAAAAACATATATTCGTGTCATTGGTAATTCCATCCCAGGATACACCACATTGATTGCCCCATTCCTTCTTTTTGCACATCCCGCTGAAAGGTCCAGTTCCTTTCACATTGTAAGCCGCATTTGCCGGGTTAATCATCTTACAGACCGAGCTTGAATTGTTAAAGATGGCCTGGTTCTGTATACAGACCCCATTCGCATTTAAACTATAGTAATCTGGACATGTGGATATGTTGCCTGGAAATTTTTGTTTTTTATTCATGTTGGACAAGATGGTTCCTACAATCGCCAACGTAATCACCAACACGATGATAAATGCAATCAATACGGTCGAGTAAAAGTCCATTAGAATAGAAAAATAAAATATAATATATATAAAGCCATGACATCCAATGGAAGAGTTGACCTCTTTCAATTACCTAGTGGAACACCCCTCTTTTTACAAGAAAAGGTGTGCACGGTTCAGAAAACTAATTTCTCCAACGCCATGAAATACAGTCTCGAAAATACGCATCTCTCGGTCACGTTTTTTTCGCCAGAGAACGTCACTCTCGTGGAAAGTGGCATCAAAAAGGAGGTCTATCGTCTATCCAATGAAACCCACCTGATTGATAAACAAGACTATGACCAGTTATACATGATTATGCGCAGCCTCTTTTTGGAACATGCGAGACATCAAGAGGGGAATATTCCTAAACAAATTGAAGAACTAAACCGACGAGTCATTGCCTATTGTGCACCTCGCATCTTGACCGAGATTGTCAGTTACATTCACTATAAAAAAGATATATCTACGCTGGTTGTCCCTCTAGACAAACCTAAATCTGTATCGAAAGACAAATCGATTGAATTCAAGCGATTCTTTTAGAGCAATCCTTTCAGGGACACAAGTTCCTTCTTCCACATCTCCTCAATGGTCGTCTCCATAATCTTTTTGTGTTCTAGTTCCTTCTCCTGAAATTGTCGTTTCAACGACTCGACATTTTCTTTACACACGCTATCCATGGTCATCTTGATGAGATAACGGAAGTCGTCCATGGGAGTATATCCTTTGATGTGAAGCAATCCACGAATTTCGTCAGTGGTCTTGCGCCTCAGGTCAATCGTTTCCTCGAGTAATTCCGTAATGTATTTAAACTTATTGCTCAATAAGACAATCTCTTCTTGAAGTGCTGCCAAAAGGTAATCCTTTCGTGTCTGATAATAGGGCAATCGAACCTCGATAAACTCGTCACAGATTTCATGGACCTGATGGTAATGCACCAATTTCTCGTGTTGATTAAACAAATTCATGTTGTTGGTCGACAAGTAAGTGTAAAGCTTCAGTGTTTTACAGAGTTCTTCTGGCTCTTGCTCCACCTGCGTCGTGAGCTTAATCAGGACTTCTTTGTCCGTAGACAAGTCCTTGTATTCTTTGAGGATGCCTTCGTCCATCAATTTCTCCAGATGAAGAATGTAATCCTCGTTCCAGGTTCCAATCGGAAGTTCGGTAATCTCTACCTTGTTCTGTTTCTGGACAAAGACTCCCTTGCTGATAAACCTCTTGTCGTTTTCCCGCACGATGGACCCTTTGAATCCTCGATAGTAAGGCACGAAATCCATCTGGACTGGCTTATGGTCAAGCTTGGCAAGAATGTAGTCAATCAGTTGAGTCGGATGATAACAAAGGATTTCCGAACTGAACCCTGTTCCAATACCACGCGAACCGTTCACCAACACCATGGGTAGAATCGGAAGATAGAAGACCGGTTCTACCTTCGAGCCGTCGTCATCCAAATAGTTCAAGATGGGGTCGTCCTGAACCGAGAAGATGGTCCTCGTAATCTTTTCCAACTTGGTAAAGATATACCTCTCGGATGCACTGTCCTTGCCACCCTGGAGACGTGTCCCGAACTGACCGTTTGGACTAAACAGATGAATGTTATTCGACCCTACGAAATCCTGTGCCATGTTGACAATGGCGCCATTCAAGCTGGCTTCCCCGTGATGGTATCCACTGTGTTCTGAAACATAGCCGCTGAATTGAGCCACCTTGATTTCCTGCGTCAAGTTCTTTTTGAAAGCACTATACAAGATTTTCCGCTGAGATACTTTTAGACCATCCATCAGGTTGCAAATAGACCGGTCGCAATCGTATTTGGAGAAGTGAATCATTTCTTTGTTGATAAAGTCACTCACCGAAATCTTCTTGTCTCGGGTATCCACCTTCAGGTCTCTCTGATAACTCGAGAGCCAGGTCTTTCGCTCGTCTGCCTTTTTCTTGTTAAATAACATATCCATGGTGGACGTGTCGTCTTCGTGTGTGCAGAATTCGACAATCCGCTTTTCCTTAAAATACTCTTTGAATTCGGCACCCGTGCTGGTTCCCAAACCCTTGTAATACTTAATCTTCCATCCCGTGTTGGCCTCTTTCCATTGATCGTAGTCTTGCTCGTTGTAAAAGCACAAGGTCTTCGGTCCCTTGGACGCCTTCAGGATGGGTGTATTCATAAACCCCATAAACCCTTCGATTCGCAGAAGCGAGGGCCACAAGCATTCAAAGACATTCATACCCAGACCTTTGATGTGACTACCGTCGAGGTCCTGGTCGGTCATGAAGAGGATTTTTCCATAACGCAGCTCGTCAATCGTCTCGTAGGTCTTGCCGATTTCTAGTCCAAGGATTTTCTTGATTTCAATGATTTCCTTGTTCTCGTTAATCTTTCGCAACGTCTCCCCGCGCACGTTCAAGAGTTTACCTTTCATCGGATACACCCCTAGAATATTACGGTCCGAAGGGGAAAGACCTGAAAGGATACCTGCTTTGGCCGAGTCTCCTTCACACAAGATAAGGGTGCATTGTTTCGACTGTTTCGTTCCCGCAAAATTGGCGTCCACCAGTTTTGGAATACCACGAATGGTCTTGGACTTGTTTCCGTCACTCTTCTTGAGCTGCTTGAGTTCCTTTTGCTCCGCCATCTCGCATGCGTTTTCCATGATACCCAGTCCCGCCAACTTTTCAATGAACTTGTCGCTGACGGTGCAACTGGTTCCGAACTTGGTCGAGGGTGTGGTGAGACACTCTTTGGACTGACTGTCAAAGGACGGGTTTTCAATGGTGCAATGGATAAAGAGGGTCATGTGTTCACGTAAGATAGAGGGTTTAATCTCCATCTTTTTCTTTTTCAAGATATAGGCAGTCAGTTTCTTCAAGATTTGTTGAAGGAGATAATCCACGTGTTTGCCTCCCTTGTAGGTAAAGATACCGTTGACGAAGGAGACATGTCGAAACTCGTCACTGAGACAAGCGACATAACTCCATCCTTCCTGTGACTCGGCTACCTTGTCGGCCTCGCTATACAAAGAGACGTATTGTTGAAAGTCCTTGACCTCCACTGGGACGTCGTTGTATTTCACCTTGACCTCCTTGCTCGTGATACCGGCAATATCATAGACGCGCCGCTGAAAGAGAGACACCATGGTAGCTGTCAGTCCTTCCATCCCCAGACGTTTGTAGTCAGGCTCGAAGCTGACTTGGGTATAGGGTTTCTTGGAGCAGGCAACCACCTTGGGTGGATGAATGACATCTAAGTTCTTCTCAAATACCTGAGTATACTTTAGTTTCCGACCCGAGTCTACGGTTTCAATCATACCCCACGTCGACCAAATCAACACCAATTTGAAGCCAAACCCATTCTTTCCACCGGTTGTTTTCTGTTCTTCCTTGTTGTAATTCGTAGAGGTTCGCAAGTGAGCAAAGATGAGCTCAGGAATCCACGTATCATAGGTTGGGTGTTTTTCCACGTCAATCCCTTCGCCATTGTTCAACAAGGTAATACGGTTGTTCTCAATCGTCACTTGAATACTTGTGACCACCTCTACGGCAGGATTCGTCTTTTTCTTCTGTTGGGTCCTCACCACATGGTCGCGGCAATTGACCATCCCTTCATCAAACAATTTGAAGAGTGCCGGATTGTAGTCCACTTCCTTGGAGACAATCTTTCCATCCTGAAAGACATACAACTCGGCACGCTGCATGTCCACCGACCCAATGTAGGTGTCCGGATTGTCCAGGATGTGCTCCTTGTCGGTTTTCTTCTGGTAGTTTTGCGCGAGAGACATTTTATATGTGTGTAACTACAATTTAAATTATCCTTCAATTTTATACTATCACTAGATGAGCAATTCAAATAGTAAGGATAAATGTAAAAACAAATGTGACGTAATTACCTTTTCAGAGAATAAAATGTCCACCAAAATGTTGCAAGCCATGATGTTAAAAATGGGGTCAGGAAAAATCAGTTACCACAACAGTCGAACCAAGAGCACGCATAGAACCATTCTAAGTCTCGATTACATCGAGAACCGTTTGTTGTTGTTGCGTTTCAGATATAAACTTTATTACTATTACGTGAGCTCCCTCTCCAACATTAACCGCGACCTCTATGCCAAGATTTTACAAATGTTAGATACACTGGTGGCTCAATTGTCTACAGAGGAGCGTAACTTGGTCTTTGCCATCCCTCCCCCTGAAGAACCTGTGCCCGAATTGTTTGAAGACTCGGGTATCGTGTTCAAGGTCGTCGTAAAAAGAATTGTTGGATTTTCTCATTTTATCATCACCAACATAAAGAACAATTACATTTTTGAAACGGGTCTCTTTTATACCTTTGACCTGTCGGACCCCACCAATCTAAACACGGCCTTTTGTCTCTCCCTCCAACAGGACGGCGTTGCGTATGACTGTCGCTATCACTTGACGCCAGGTGAGCCGGGTGCGAACATGAAAGTCTATCTCTCTATAAACATTCCAGTCACTCGTCTATACGTCTTTAATCGCGATGAACCCACTGACTCGATTCGATATGAACAGTGGGGATATTCATATGAGTCCATCTTTGTAAACCGAGACAAACTGGTGTATGATACGATGATAGTGTCTTCGTTCCGAACATTTGATACCTCTTATCTTAAATTTAACGTGTTTGAATGGTATGGTCCAAAAATAATGTTGGACCCCTATGTTTCTTCGGACCCAACTGAATCCTCCAATCCAGTGTATCTCTATAAAAACAATTATATGTATAAACTCGGGGTCGGAGTGCATTACATTTATCTTCACAACTACTATTCGATTGCCTTTTTAACCAAAAACAATACCACCTTTGGGATTTCTTCCCAATACAACCGAGGTGTGAAATCGTTGGATGGTTTGTTTTTGGCAGGGGAAGGATTGAACGGAGATTACACGTTTCATTCCGGTATGATACGACTCACCATTCTAGGACCCTTTGACCCGATTAGCTTGTATAACGACAAGTATGGTTACATGGGAGGATTATTCATGATACAATATAGTCCAACGAGCTTAGTGAATGCTGCTCCCGATGACTTTATTTCTACAAACACGGGTTCTCGTTATGGATTGGACTCTCAAACAAGATTGAACACTCCACAATTTACCTTTCAAAATATACCCTATGCTTCGGAAAACCGTTTTGCCTTGGCCAAAGGCATGTATACGGTCTACAATACAAGCGACATCCCGATAACTCTTCTGAATACAGGTAAGACGGACTGGATTACGATAGAAAGTCTTCCAAATCAGGTGCGAAATGGTGTCGCAATAACAAGAACAATGATAGGGATAGGACCGAAAGGAGAAGAATGTGTTTTTTATTATGGCGCTGTCATCCTTCGCGTCTATGGAAATTTCGGAAGTTGTTCTCTGTATAGCCCTCGTAAAGGTCGAACCGATGGAGGCTATCGTGGAGGGCATGGACTTTTAATGTATGACGAGACCTTTACCAATGTGCCTTCTTACACGAGTCGAGGATTAACTCCTCCTATCCTATTGTCGAATAATACAACAAGCACCCTTGCACTCGAAACCTTTAAACCCAGTTCGGTCATCGAACTTACTCTGGCGAACTATACGTTGTTTCTAGGAGATATTTACATAGGAGCCACCAAATATGGAAATTCGTCTACAAATGAAATGCGTTACGTATTGACCACTAAAACCTACTTGTTTGTCTTTCAAGGTTCCGTGACTCTCTATGGAGAAAGTGTTATCGAAAATACATATACCTTAGGTATTACAAGCTACCGTGTCGTCAATAACATACCCACCTTCCCCATCTATCGACCTGCGTCAGGTGCGTCAACTGCGTTTTATGTCAAGAATACCATGAATCAAGACTTTTCCATTGTCCTTGAACAAGGAGGCAATAAATATACGTATTTTATGACCTATCAAACATCTTAAATCAAATAAATTTAATTTAATTTCTTCTTCTATGCTATATGACATTCGACAAGAAATACGGAACACGCGCAGAGGTGATGCATGGAGTTGCTGAAATGACAACAGGTCGTCGTCGTAAATCTTATTTCTTTAAGAATAAACACGGAGAGATTGTCTCGAAGAAGCTGAGTCTGCTCGCCAAGAAGGAGAAACGCCTGGAGAAGGCCGGATACTTTACGCGAAAGGGAGTATTCGGAGCGTTTAAAAAGGATTCCAAGTCGGCCAAGGCCAAGTCGGCTAAAAAGGCCAAGACGGCCAAACGGAAGCTTTAAGACCGGTGCTTATACTTGGACTTAGTTTTAGTTTTTGACTTCAACTTCGGTCGTTTAAAATACTTACCCTTTCGGAGCCTTCGGAGTGATTTGACTAGGGTATACCGTCGCACACTCCCGCCAAACTTTTTCATCGCACAATCCATCTGGTTCATTCGATTATAAAGATGCTCAGGACCATCCAAATCACTGTATTTTTTATAGGTGCAGCTCATATAAATAGTCATGAGTTAAAAAAGGTGATTTAATTTCTAGGGAAACACAAATGAACGATTCTCAGAAATTACAATTACATGAATTGATGAAACAAAACAATACCATCGACAACACGCAACTCATTCGTGAGCTAAAACATAGTGTTTTGTTGAGAGAAAACATTCAACGTATGATGGACCTCAAGCATACGGTTCAAGAGCCTGAACTCAAAAACCGGTGCCAAGAAGAGTGTTATTTTTTGTATGAAAAATATACCGCCCTTTATCATCGTCTTTACAAGAACCGAGTGGACATGGCCATCTTAGATACCTTTCTTCAGGTCTTGTCCAAGATTGAAGACTGCGTGTGCACCCAACAGGAGGCTTCTTTTGAAATCGGGACCCTCTTGAAACAGTTATACGTAGACCCTGAACTGGAAAAGAAAGGACCTACGTTTAAAGTTTCCAAGAATATTCAATGGCAAGAGTATAAACAAACGGTCTTATCTTCTACTAGATGAACTTGGTCATTGTAGAATCTCCGTCTAAATGCAAGAAGATACAATCTTTTTTAGGGAAGGGGTATAAAGTGATTGCTACGTCTGGACACTTTCGAACCATTCCCTCGCTGGACCATATCAACCTAGAAACGTTTAAAATCAAATACGAGACCACGAAACCGAAAGTGGTTGCTCTATTGAAGAAAGAGGTGGAAGCAGCCAAGGAAGTATTCCTTGCCACGGACGATGACCGAGAAGGAGAGACCATTGCTTGGCATGTTTTAAAAACATGTAAACTACCCAAGACCACCAAACGAATCCTCTTTCATGAAGTGACGGAACGGGATATCACGCGCGCCATGTCTGAACCCACGGTCCTACGAATGAACCTAGTGTATAGTCAAATCGCCCGCCAAGTATTGGACGTGTATATCGGGTTTACCGTTTCGCCCATGTTATGGAAATATGTGGGTCATACGCTCAGCGCAGGCAGATGTCAGACTCCGACGTTACGACTCGTGGCCGAGAGAGAACGAGCCATCGAGACAACGATTCACTCCAATACCTTTGTGGTGAAAGGGGTTTTTACCAATGAACATATACCTTTTCATTTTTCACGTAGTTTGTCTCAAGAAGAATCGCTTCCTTTTCTTGAAGCCTTGGACCGTTATCCATTTACTTTGTCTCCGCCCGAGGCCAAAGAGGTCTCCGTGCCTCCGCCCAAAATCCTGGTCACCAGCACCTTGCAGCAAGCCAACCTTGGCATGTCGCCGCAGCAAATCATGAAATGTGCTCAAACCCTTTACGAAGAAGGCTACATTACCTATCTTCGCACCGACCATGCAGAGTATAGTGAAGACTTTTTACTACAACTTGCCTCGTTTCTGAAAGAAGATTATGAAAGACCCAAACAAGCCACAAAAGGAACCGGTGCACATGAAGGCATCCGAGTGACTCAATTGTCGGTAACCGAGACAAAATTAGATGTCTCTACCGATAAACTCTACCGTTACATCTATCAACGCACCTTACAGAGTTGTATGAAACCCGCGCGCATGCTTCATACGACCTTTAAAATTTTCTACAAGGAAGATTATTTTTATTATACTTCTATCCAGCCCATCTACTGTGGGTGGAAACATGAAACCGATGTGAAAGATTGGTCTAGCTATTTACGATTTTTAACACAGGTCCAATGCAAACATGTATGTATAGAAGAAACCACGCATCCTTTGTCTCACTGGACCGAGGGACACCTCATCTCTGAATTGGAAAAGCGCTCTATCGGCAGACCCTCTACGTATAGCCATCTCTTGGATACGGTTCAAGAGAGAAAGTATGTCATCAAGGGTAAAATCAAACGCCCTCCCATCACACTTTGGACCTATGAATACAAAGAGGGAATTGTCACCTCTTCTTCGAAGGAGGTGGAAGAAGAAGAAACCAATCGTTTGACCGTCACTCCCCTTGGACTAAAAGTGGAAGCCTTTTGTTATACCTATTACGAAACCCTATTTAACTATGACTATACACGCTTGTTAGAAGAAAAC